GTGATGCTGTAGCCGTGTGGCGTGGGCGTGGGCTGTCTGCTGCGTGCGGTGATCCTGTAGCCGTGTGGCGTGGGCGTGGGCTTGCTTCCAGCGTGTACCCATGGGGATATAGACCAGGCACGCCCCAGCCGAAGAACCCCCGCGAGTACCGAAAAAATAAAAAAGTGCAAAAATGTATTGACAACAAAAAAGTATTATGATAATATAGTGGCATCAAAGGAACGGGGGGGAAAGGAAATGGATGCGAAGGAAGCTATTCGGGAAGCAATGAAGGTATGCGGATGGAGCCAAGAGGAACTTGCAAAAAAGAGCGGAATGAAATCTCAGTCAAACGTGACGGGAATATTGAACCGTGGCACAAGTATGCGAGTTGACATTTTGTTGCAGATGGCAAATGCGATGGGGTTTGAACTGGTCTTGCGGGATGCAAGGGGGAAAAGTGAATTTTTGATTGATAGGAGCGTTGGCGGAAAGAATACGGATGGTGATAGGCAATGATTTACGGATACGCGCGTGTCAGCACGAAAGGGCAAGATCGGTACGGGAACAGTCTGGAAGACCAGGAAAAGAAACTGAGAGAATCGGGATGCTCGGAAATATATCATGACAGTTATACCGGGACGAAGATGGACAGGCCGGAATTTAACACGCTTATCGGTAAACTTACCACTGGTGACAGACTTGTTGTGACGAAGATGGACAGGTTTGCACGGACGGCTGGTGATGGGATAAAGGCGATTGAAGAATTGCTGGCGCGTGGGGTTTCGGTTCATATACTGAATATGGGGCTGATAGATAATACACCTACGGGACGGCTGATGGTGACAATGCTATTGGCTTTTGCGCAATTTGAAAGGGATATGATTGTTGAGCGGACAACTACCGGAAAGGCGGTAGCGAAAGCGAACAATCCTGACTGGCGGGAAGGCCGGAAAGAAAAAGAACTGGACGAAAAAGAAGTGGCGAAATTCCGCGAAAAAATTAAAAAAGGCGAAATGACGGTAACGGAATGCTGCAAGGAGTTGGGAATTAGTAGGACGTTATGGTATAGCAGAATGAAAGAAGTGGCGTGAAGATGGAAAAGTGGTCAATATATAAGCATACATTCCCGGATGGTAAAGTTTACATTGGGAAAACAATGAAGAATCCGGAAGAAAGGTGGGGAAAATTAGGACGTGGTTATCAAGGACAACCAATTATATTTGACGCAATACTCGCTTACGGGTGGAACAATATAAAGCATGAGGTTATATTTTCCGGATTGACAGAGCGAGAAGCTTATTTGAAAGAGCAAGAACTTATAAGACTATCTTGTGAAGAAGGACAAAACGGGAATTATAATGTTCAGTTTTCAAAGCGAGAAGAAAAGCAAAGCAAAAAGGCATTAACACGCAATGAAACGATTATTACGGAAGAAAGTCTGAAACGGTATGGAAAGTATGTTATCCATCTACCTGATGTATATTTTGACAGGGCAATGGAAAGAAATGGTGTCTCACCTGTTGGAGTAGCATTTGAAAAAGACAGGGCTACATTTGAATTATGGTATACTGTTCCAGATGGATATGAATATTCAATCAATGAAGCAATGTATCCACAAAAAGATATGACTTTCGGCGATGCTGAAAAGTGGATTATAGAAAACGGAGAGATAGGGAAACCAGTAAAGAAAACTTTCCTTTCAAATGATGCTATTAAAGAATCAACGGAAGAATTGAAAAGGATGTGTTCTTAATGATTGACCTGACGAAACCTGGCGGGATTATCTTTCTGGTGATAGCGTTCATAACGCTGGTGGGATTTCTGTACAGCGTGGTATCGTTTATCAGGTGGCAGATACGGTACTTGAAGAACGGGGAGTTTGACTTGCCACCGTTTGCCTTTATTGGTGCGGTGGTGATAGGCGGGCTGATAGTAGCTGGGATAATATATTCAGTGTTATACATTGGCGGTGTAAAATTTGCTCAATCCATAGGGGAAGCGGTAAACAATATCAAAATTGAAATGCAGCCGTAAAAATCGCGCGGAAAACAAAAAGGCCGAACATTGGTTGATGACAACTGAACAAATAGAAACTATTGAGCGCTGAATTGCGAAGACAAACGTAATTTGGCGCTTTCTTTTATTTTTGGAGGGAATATGGACAAACTGATAACTGAGATCGGGAAAGCGATTGAAAGGAACCCGATGGACGTAGTGGCGTATGAAGATATGCTGAGCGCGTACCAAAATCATATCAAGGCGGGTGAAAGCGAATGGCACGGGGAGAACCGAAAACTTCGTGACCGGATTGTTGACATGATGACGAAAGCCGGGGAAGAAAAGCAGTTTGGGCTTGTGGCGAAGTTTGGGGAACAGTATGAACGCTCATTGCTGATCAGCGCGCGAAAAGAATTTGACTGTTTTCTGCAATATTTGGAAGTACACAGGCCAATCAATGAACGGTTCTATCTTCCGCGCCGCAAAGTTCTTCGGCCTATTATCGAAGCTTTTCAGGAAGTGGCTGACGGAAAGCTTGACCTTCTGACGGTAAGCCAACCCAAAAGAACGGGGAAAACGACAATCGGAACATGGTTTGTGCTTTTCCGGGCCGGGAACGCGCCGAATGGTTCGTCTGTATGTTCCGGCGCTGGAGATATGCTTGTGAAAAGCTTTTACAACGGCATGTTGGATATATTGACGCAAAAAGACAAGTATTCGTTTTATGACATATTTCCGGAAGCAAAACTGGCATCGACAAACGCAGACGAAAAGACCATCAATTTGAAAGAGAAAAAAAGGTTTGCCACGATTACATGCAGACCAATTGACGGACAGATTACAGGCTCGACGGAAGCAACACCTGACGGATTGATATATCTGGACGATTGTGTGAAAAATGAGGAGGAAGCAGTAAACCGTGACCGGCTTGATTTCCTTTGGGACAAGATACGCGGTGATATTCTTGGCAGACGATTGGAAGGATGCCCAATTGTGGCCCAGGGAACAAGGTATTCACTATATGATCCGCTTGGCAGATTGCAGGAAGTAGCGCCAAACATGGGATGGAGAACGAAAGTGCTTGAAATACCGGCGCTTGACCCTGTTACAGACGAAAGCAATTTTGAAATCATCCTTGATGGGAAGCCAATGTTCACTACGGAATACTACCGCCATGAACGGGGGCTTGTAACTGAAATGCAATGGATGTCGCAGTTTCAGCAACAGCCGTTTGAAGCAAAGGGAAGATTGTTTCCGGAAGACCAGCTTAACCGTTTCTTCCGGCTTCCCGACCGTGAACCTGACGCTATTGTTGCGGCATGTGATACTGCCGAAAAAGGGTCTGACAGCGTTTGTATGCCTGTTGGATACGTTTACGGGGAAGATGTGATGATTCCTGACGCGGTGTTCGATAATTCTACACCTGAGCATACAAAACCCGAATGCGCAAGTGTGCTGATAAAGAATAACGTGCATCTTGCTCAATTTGAATCGAACAGTGCTGGAGAATACTATGCGCGTGACGTGGAAGAAATATGCAAAAAGCAAGGGTATGCTATCAGCATAAGGCTTAAAAGGTCTTTGGCAAAGAAAACAACGAGAATCGAAGTGGAGTCGGACAACATATTGAAACACTTCTATTTTCTTGATAAATCCCTGTACAGCCCAAACAGCCAATACGGAATGATGATAAAAGAACTGACAACATTTACAAGAAGCGGTAAGGTTCCGCACGACGATGCCCCGGACGGAATTGCCCAGCTTTCAGCACTTATTCGGACACTGACGGTTGGAAAAGTAGAAATTATGCAAAGACCGTGGTAAGGAGAGATTATTATGCTGTGCAATAAAGGTAAAATTCCACCAAGGTACATACATAGGGTTGATGAAAATAAAAAACTGTGGACAAAATGGAATGGTATAAAGCGGCGTTGCTTATCGGAACGCGATGGGAGATACTCTGATTACGGTGGCAGAGGGATAAAAATGTATGAGCCATGGATTGAATCGTTTGACAATTTTGCAGATTGGGCTTTGTCGAACGGATACAGGGACGATTTGACAATCGAACGTATTGATGTAAATGGTGATTATTTCCCAGAGAATTGCAAATGGATACCACTTCCAGAGCAGAATTTTAACAAAAGGGAAACTATATGGGTAGACTATAAGGGAAGACATATTCAACTAATGAAGCTTTGTATTGAACTTGGCAAAAATTATGACATGATACATAACAGGATAACAAAAATGGGTTGGGATGTAGAAAAGGCGATAGATGAACCATCG